CAAGACCGTAGGTGTTATACCAGTCTGCTGCTGTGTACATCTGCAGTTGTAGGTCAGAGTTTGTTACGTAAAAGTTTGCAATACGAGTTCTAGTATCTGCAGCTTTGCGTGCTGCATCTGAAACCATATTGGTTGCTGAGCAGTTAAAGGATGGCAGTGGTGCCATTGCTTCTGCTAAGTCACGTGCTGCTACGTCAATGAAGTTTGCAACCAGAGGCTTTGGATATTCCTCTGAAAACATTGCAGGGTATACCTTAGAGATATCTCCCTGACGCACCGAGAGCACATCACGCATACGTTGATCTCGCGCTGATGAGCGAGTACGTAAGCGTGCTAGCTTAGCGTCTACTTCTTTGACTGATAACAATTGTTTTCCTTATCCGTAAATCTTGCCGTATTTGCCCTCAAGGATTTTCTTCATTGCTGCATCCTGTGGGGTCATCTTCTCTGGCTTCTTAGTTGTCTTAGGCTTAGGCAGCGGTGCTGGCTTAACACTAGGACGCTTAACTGCTGGCTTCTTAGGCGCAGGCTTCTTTATCTGTGCCATTAGCCTAGGTCCGTATTCTTGCGCTTCTTTGATTCACGACGAGCAATAAACTCACCACGTGATGCTGTGCGCTCACGGTCATTAGTCATACGAGTAGATACAGCCTTGATTGCCTTTTGAATTGCAGCATCTGCATCTTTGCCCTTAAGGCCTGCAGCCTTAGCACGCTTTGCCAAAAGGTTGTAAGCATCTGCATCTACCTTCTTGACAGATGCCTTTGTTACCATCTTTGGTCCACCAGCATAAAGAGCTTCAGCTCTAGTTGGAGTAAGTTTTTTAGCATTAGCTAGAACATTTGCTTTTCTAGTATACTTTGCTTCAGAAGGCTTTTTGCCACTAAAGAAACCTTCTTTTTTAATAGGTTTAATTTCAACCTTACCTGATGCTTTAGCACGAGCAGCCTTTGCTTTTTCAGCAGTGCTCTTCTCTTCTTTCTTTGCCATTGTTATCTCCTTGTTAGATGAACGTACGATCTTTTTCTGCAAGCAGTTCATCTATATTGATAACTGTTCGCTTGCCCTGTTCGTAACGAGACAGGAATGGATTTTTTAAGTGGTGGGTCTTGTGCATACCTTGGTTAAGCATCTCGCGTGCTCTAATCTCACAGAACCACAGAGCCATCACCATATCTGTTTTGCCTTTAGTAGTTGGCGACCACGTAATCAATTGCTCAATCAACGCCTTGACGTTTTCAGTTTGGTCACTAGGTAAGTGAATTAAATTGTCGCGGTGGTGCTTACCATCAAATTGCTTGGTGCCAAACAGTGTTGACATAGAAGCTACACCGAAACCGGAGTCCCATTTGTTGTTACCTGTATGGTGTTCCCGCAGTAGGACTCCTCTGGAGGCCAGGTTCTGACGGATGCCTTCATCTTGCGTAAGGAATGACTGAAAAGCATTCTTCTCCACAATCCATTCAGAGGGCTGGTATAGGGAAGTCCAGTCAAAGATTAGTTGACGGATCGCAGCAGGTGTTGGCCTAGTAATCTTAATAGCATCAACGATATAGCGTTTATGTGTAGCCCTATCAACAGCGTAACAAACGACGGCTGTATCACCAACCATAGCGGGATCAAGACCACAAATAAAAGAAAAGCCATTAACATCACGCGGATGGCCTGGGTTACCAGGAACCAAGCGACCTGCTTTACGCATACCATCTATAGAACCTCGCACACATACCGGATCAAAGATGGCATCATCTGAGATATCTTGTTGCTGATACACCAAAGCCCAGGTACTTGCATCCATAGCTTGGCGTTCGTTGTAAAGGTTGCGACCATTCCATCTAGGGTAGAGGCCGTCTTCGTTCTTGTCAGATTCTTGTTGTCCATCAAATGGAGCATCGGATGCTGGCCACAAAGTTTCCCACTTGTCAGGGTCTTCGTGCGTAGTCAAAAGCGCTGGCATAGCCAAGTACTTCCACGGGACCAGTCCACCAGGGTAGCGGTCTTCGTTACGTAGCTCGCGGTATAGGTCCATCGCAGAAACTCTGGTACCAATAACTACAAGTTTACCCGTAGGGTTCAAACGAGAGCGTACGTCCTGGGTTAACCAGCGGATTTGTTTTTCAAACTCGTTAGCGTTCTTTAAGGTAACAGCGTCGTCTACGATAATCATATCTGCACGCTTACCGTATATCTGACCACCGATACCAATGGCTTCGATGTTTGGATCTTTTTCACTAGACTCACGTAGCTCGGAACCAAAGGTGACGCGGGTTGCCTGCCAAGAAGCTGACTTAGAGTTAAACCCTACGCCAGCAGCGTAAGCCTGTTGGAGTGATTCATACATCGGATGAGTCAGGCGTTGCTTGATGGCGTAGAGAAAGTCGGCAGCTAATTGCTGGGTCTGGGAAACAATCAAAACTCTAAAGTTGGGGTTACGTACTACCTGCCACGTCACATAGTCCACCGTAATCGTAATTGACTTGGCGTGGTTGGGCGGAATGTTAATCAGGATTCTATTACTAGCCAGTCCTGGCTCATACTTCATAGAAGGGTGCATCCAGCCAGGTTCTCTACCCTCGATCATATCTACCAGGTTTTGCTGGTGTGGAAATGTCTGGGAGTGCAGGAACTTCTGGCGGAACTCGGCAAAGGTTAAATCGTGAACATCACCGGAGGCAAAGGACTTGTCCTTAAGACCTAGGCGTGTTCGGTCAACCTTGTCTGTAAAGACCTTATCGGTACGTCGGTAGTACTCGTAAGTCTTAATGGATTTACCGGCGGAGGCACAAGCCTGCTCGATGGTCATACCCTCTGCTACACAGCCAAGGATGATTCTCTTGGCGATGTCGGCGCTGTTATCGGCCACTGGTTTCTCGTCTCATCTCTTCTACTAGAATTGCCGCCGCGATCTGGCGGCGCATTTCTAAGCGACGGGACTCTCGCTCTGCCTTGTACTGCTTCCAGAATTTTCTACTGGAGGTAGCCTGGAGATATAACTCTTCTTCGGTATAGTTACGTATCATCGGCGCGGATGCTCATTTCATATTTACTAGGTTGAGTATGATCTTCCTATTAGAGATAGAGCTATCCCCACTAAAAGTACTGGGCAGTTCGGGCTTAACGCCCGAGCGAGCTACAGCGAAGTGAGGGGTAAGTCAGTACTCGGCCTAGGGGCCTCGCTAGAGGCCAACCAAGGGTCGTAAAACATACTCTCCCCGTTTTACTCCCCTACTATATATAAGGCAGGAAAAGGACTGGATTTCTCGCTTTCCTAATGTGAGTTACATCACAGTACTAAAACCGCAGGTCAGAGGCTAGATCGCAGCTTTCACTTTAGCAAATATTTTTTGTTGGGGAGTATACGGACACACGCTACACAATTCAGCAATGGGGGGTCCTTGTTGCTGGCTGTCAGGGCAGACCCCCACCCCCTGCCTGTGGATAACTGGTCAGACCTGTGGATAACTTTATAGAAAACTGTGGGGCTGACTCTACTTCGGGCACGCTATACCCCATAACCTTTTGCAATTTAACAATGACTCAGCAGCAAGGACAGCAACAGCCCGACACCAAAAAGCTCCAGCAATTCCCAGCAAGATCCCAAGTTACCAGGTTAGCTCGTCGAGTAACTTACAGCTGATGCCTTGACATAATGCGGGCAGATGTCTACCGGTTGCCACCAGAAAGCGTTACCAAAACGTTACCAAAATTGGTGTGGTTTTGGTGTTGCAAGATGGGGGAGGCTGTGCCATACTTGCACCATCAACTCAATCACGAGCTGATTATCGAAAGGGTTAGAAATGATAAACGCAATTTACACAATCGAAGACCAATGGAATCGTGGCGTGTTTTTTGACCACGAACAAGAGTTTGAAACTATCGGAGAACTAGAACACTTTTTGGCATACAACCGCTCTTACATCACGAAACTATCTTTTGAAGGCTCAATCATAAAGGAAGAAAACTAATGACTACCGAAACAATCAACCAAAAAGGCTTTTGGGATTTAATCGAAACACCAGCAGCAAATGTTGTTGAGGTAACTAATCTTATTCATTGGTCTATGAATTACGACGGGCGAAAGGGTACGCCTTACCACATCTTCCTTGACCTTATCGGATACTCAACCGAGCATCTCGGCTGTAGATTATTCAGCGGAAACCCTCGCGACGTTTTGGGATTTCTTGAAATGGATTACTTAGGCGATGCGCTCAAGGAATACGCGAACAATCCGCAAGCGGTAGAGGATTGGATTGAACTACTTATGGAAGCAGAAACAATGGAAGCGGAGGCGAACAAATGAGGACGAAATACGTTTTGGGTGTGTCTTTCTACACAGACCGCGAGCTGACAGAAGAAGAGGCTGGAGCTTTACAGCTACAGGTCATCGCCCAGATTGAGGAACCCGTCACCCTAGACGGCGAGGATGTTGATTATTCGGTGGAGTTTTACGGCTCGGACATAGACAAGGAGGAGGAGTGATGGAACACCTAACGCCGAGAGGCTGGCTTGTATTTGGGATCTTAATCGGGCTGGCTACCTGGGGGCTGTGGGAGGTGGCTAGCCACCTCCTGTGGACCGGTAGCGGCTGGGAGTGGTGTGAGGATTTACTAAACTGTGAGAGAGAGGGCAAGTGATGAAAACTTACGTTTATTTAGTAGAGCAATGGATAGAGGTAAAAGCAAACTCACCAGAGGAGGCAGAGGGTCTGCTGCCTATGTACCCGACAGGGTACGAGGGTCAGGCTCACTTTGTGAAAGAGGAGACAGTTGAGCTTTTGAGAGTAGATGAGGAGGAGTGATGAAAGATAGATACCAGGTAACGCTTGAGATAGAGACTTATGACGGAGATCCCAAGAGCTGGAACTGGGACAACCTGTACATAGGAGAAGAGGACATCAAGATAATCAGCAGCGACTTTAAGGGTCGCGTACTACCAGAGGGAGAGAACAATGAGTAATCTAAAAGAGTGGGTGGAAGATCGCCAAGAAAATGGTGATGACGGCACAGGGTACAACGACTACAAACAGGAGGAAGATAATGAATAAAGAATACTTAGAAGCTAAGTTTGATTTGTGTATAAACCAGGCTGAGAAGAATCTCAAAGAGGAAGAGATCGCAGAGGCTATCAAGAACCTCAAGCGTGCCAATAGTGCGCTCTCACAACTATTTGGATTTGAGGAGGAGAATCAATGAACGAGTGTAAGTTTTGTGAAGGTGTAGCTGACTTCATTTGGCTGGAAGATAACGGACAATGGCACGTCTGCGGTGAGTGCATCAAGGACGGAGAGACAGACGCAAAGGCAGAGGGAGATGATGATGAGTAACGTATACACAATTCACCCACCCAAATCGGATCTAATCCTATTCTATGAAGTGGTCGAGCCTGATGGCTCTAATACGTGGGGCGGAGCTGATGCTGAACAATGTATGCAATGGCTAAGCCTTGCGCCTACCGGTAGCCGTGTGCTGGTATCTGCGTGGGATAGTGATGAGGAAGATGCTCACTTGGTAGGGCAAACGATAGACATAACGGAGATTATCCAGCGAGCAAGGGAGATAGGAAGATGAGCCTAGTACTAGGGATAATGGTAGTAATGGTGGTAGCCTACGTGCTTATAGTGTGGGAGGACAAACTTAATGACTGATGAGGTCAAGAGAAGGATGGCAACTGCTAACCGCAAGGCGGTAAGAGATCGTAATTACAGACGGGCGAGAGACAGAGCTTTGGCTCGCCTTGCTCATCTATACCCTGATACCTATAAGCAACTGCTCGAAATGGAGAAGAAACAAGATGAGTTACAAGGCAAAAAGTGGATTAGTATTGACGGCACTACTGTTCTTACTGTGGGCGTACACACACGAGCCACAGGTGCAGACGATCTTGCATACTCCAGTAATGCAAGAGAGAACGAAGGCAACAATGGAGGAGAAGCGTGAGAACAAGGCACTTATCATTAGTTACTCAAAGGCACTCGGTTACAACGACAACCAGGTCAAATGCCTGCTCACCTTATGGACCCGTGAATCCCGCCTCGACCACTTGGCTCGCCCAAGAGACGCTTCGGGCAAACCAAGAAGCTCGGCTTTTGGAATTGCTCAACTCCTTAGAGAGCGTAGTGGACAACCTGAACTTCAAATCCTTCACGGCATACGATACATTGGTCATCGCTATGGAGGGAGTGCGTGTCGCGCTCTCGGACACTCTGACAGACGAGGGTGGTACTGATGCTGACAGGAGTTAGTTTATTCGCAGGTGTTGGTGGCTTTGACTTAGCTATGCAACGACAAGGAGTAAAGGTAGTAGCCTCGGTTGAGATAGACAAGAACTGCAACCAGGTATTGGCGCAGCATTTTCCTGACGCTACACAATTTACAGATGTAACTACAGTAAAGGGAGAGGATCTAATCAATGCAGGATTTACACCAAGCACAGGAATTATTACAGGAGGATTTCCCTGCCAAGACCTCAGCGTTGCTGGCAAAAGAGCTGGTCTTGCTGGCGAACGAAGCGGGTTATTCTGGGAGATTGCAAGACTTGTGGAAGAAACGCAAACAGAATACTTCATCATCGAAAACGTCCCTGGTTTGTTATCCAGTAACAACGGAAAAGATTTTGGAGTCGTCCTCGGGACGATGGCCGACCTCGGGTATTCTCTCGGGTGGAGGGTGCTTGATGCTCAACACTTCGGAGTACCCCAGCGCAGGCGTAGAGTCTTCGTCGTTGGGCGACGTACTCCTAACTCAAGCGTTGCCGAAATACTTTTTAAGTCAGAAGGCCTGCGAAGGGATCTTACGCAGAGCAAACAAGAGGGGCAAGACCCTACCCGAGAAACTCCAAGCAGCTTTGGTCAAACAGGCTTCGCCAAGTACACACCAGGAGTGACCACACTTACTGCTACCGGTTACAAAAGACCCGAAGATAATGTAGTTATAGGAACACTTCAAGCACGAGACTATAAGGGAGTAGGCAACCAGTATGTTGCAGAGAACAAACTTGTGGTTCACGAAAAGTAGGCGAGCACAAAATGTGGATGACTACGAGACTTGGATTGAAGGAGGAGTAATGCCAACGCTTAACGCATTTGATAATGGTGATGTGCGAACGACAGTCATTGTCTTTCATCCTCACTACCACGATGGAGCACGAGTACAAGACAAGACTATGAATACCCTTACATCACGTATGGGTACGGGAGGAAACAACGTGTCAGGTGTGGCTACGATTAAAGCATACGATGAGTTCAACGATAGTATCGGAGACACTCACCACACTTTACGATCAGGAACTAAACAATCAACAGGAGTCATAATGGATTCAAATGTGCGCCGCTTAACTCCAGTAGAGTGTGAAAGATTGCAGGGTTTCCCTGATGATTGGACTGCTGGACAGTCAGACTCAACCAGGTATAAGCAGATGGGTAATGCCGTAGCTGTACCTGTAGTAGAATGGATCGTGCAGAACATAGTAGATGTGGCTAAGGTTTCCTAACCCTTTTCCTTAGCAAACAAAAAGCCCTCGCCATTTGGCGGGGGCTTCTTGCTAGCACTCAACAAGCGGTCGCTTGCCAAGAACTTAAGTATACACTATCCACCAGTAGAGTAAAACCCTTTACCCTTGAAGGTGACACCAGGTGAGTCCCACTTACGTACCATAGGTATGTGGCAGTCAAAGCAAGATGGCTCACGAGGTTCCTCGTGGATACTGCGTTCAATAGTTAATACTGTGTTGCAATCAGGGCAACGATAGTCGTATTGCATTAGAGCTGCACCGCCTCCTCTATGGGTAGATAACCTACTAACTTCTCAACCTTCTCAACCCTGTCAAACTCAGTTGTCGCAGGCATCTGATGATTAAACCATACTGGTTCTGGTAAATCCAATAGGTCGAAGGAGAAGATACCGGCAGGGGTGGAGTTAATGTAGAAGGGAACAAGGTCACGCTCTGCTGCTTGGGTGATGAGCTTGCGATACTTCATCTCTTCAATCAGCAAGGTGTTGTAGTGTACTGCCCTGCACTTTAACTCTATGTAGTGACCTGCTTGCCTAGAGATACAGTCATAGGCATCGAAGATGCCCTCAGACTTTACTAAATCTGGGTACAAACTCTCACGCAAGAAGGTAAATAATAACTCTTCGTTCATTGCCAGGGACTAACCCCGCCAAGATTATCCTGCAATCTACGCAAAGCCTGAGCACACCTACGATCTGCGGTAGAGATGGCACACTCTAGTACCTGTGCTATCTGTTGCAGGGTAAAGCTCTCGTGATGGCGCATACGCAAGAGGGCTTGGTCTTCTTGGTCTAGTTTA